TGGGGGAAGGATAGCGACCATGACGTAGATCAAGCATATCGAGAACGGCCTTAGAATGCTCTTTCGTCTCGTTTAGCCATACCCATGTACACTGGATACCCCTAGCCTTCTTAACGTGCTCAGGGCGATCAAAAGCGATGAATATGACCTCTGACTTAACTGAGGTGCCATCTTCTAATCGGAAGTTGATGTAATGGGTAGGTGGTTCTTTGTTACCCTGACGGAATGGGCCAAGGTCTTCGTGTATCTCCAGCCAATCCTTAATGGTGGTGGAGAACAGTTCGGAATAGGTGTTTCGGCAGGCAATTATGCGGGACAGTCGGACACCATAGTTCTTATGTCCAGGGGTCATTACTGGCTTTTGTTCGGTCATCAAGTCGAATAGCTTGAGGATGGTTTGAACAGTCTTACCGGAACCTAGTGGCCCCATGATGAAGGAGTTTTGAGAGCGACAGTCAGCGTAATCTTGTAGGACTTGTCCTAGCGGCCCCATGCAGTATTCAATTGTCGGCACTATTTCTTGCTCCAGTCGATTGCATCATAGCCACTTTTGAACTTCTCGCGTGTCTCAGGGGTTGATGTGCGATTACCGTCACCCTTGCCACCGTTGCTGTTAGCATCGTAGTTACGGAAGTGTTCTTTGCGTGTCTCTTTGTCCAACTTGTGAACCATGCTTTTGCCTTTAGCCATTACTCTTCATCCTCATCTTCATCATCATCTACAGCAGCATTGACGATTGCCTCTACCACTGGGTCTACTTCTACAACTTCTGCCTCAATAGCAGTGCCATCAAAGCGTTTACGTTGGATAGCCACTACAGCGCCCTCGTCAGCCCTAATCTCTACAGCCTTCAGCTTTGGCTCAGTGTACTCAGCAACCTTACTCCATGCGTTCACAGCAGCATTAAGAGCAGTCACATCACCTTCTTCATCAGCAATGTAGTCCAGCTTACTAGCAGCTTCTGCCATCTTCAAGATAGGGTGGAATGACTCACCGTACATATCCTGTAAGCGGGCCAGTAAGAACTTCTTATTCTTGTTGGGTATCCCTAACCTAGACATATATTACCTTTGCATAAGTAAATGTTGTTTTATTTTTGAGTTTCAAGGTAGTCATTTTCTCCACTAACAGCCATTCTATCTTCTACAACATAGATTAAATCAGTCATACCAACTACATCTTTGTCGAATAGATACACTGCAAAGAGTTCAATCAACTCAATATCCATCTCATGTACTTCTTCATCTGTTACTATTTTAATCATCTTATTTCTCAGTAATTTTTTTTTGCGAGAGACATATATACTGGTCAGATCGCGGCCTTCGGAGGGGGGGTGTCCCTTCATTTATACCCTGTGCATAACGTGTTGGCAACCTGTGGATTAGCTGTGGTTAGGCTGTGGGTAACTCCTCATTTCCTGTGGGTAACCTGTGGACAATACCTGGCACTGTTCATCCATCCAGTACTGTTTATCCTACTGTATATGTACAGGATATGCACAGCTTATACATTTACAAGGCGCAACTATCCCATCTCGTGATATTCACAGCTCTATATAGTGGTAAAACCTATTTAACCAATCACTCTATTTCTACCCGATTGTTTCCTATACCTTTATCAGATACCCTTCAGATACCCGATTGTACAAAAAATGATCAATTAGTGCAATCTATATAAAGAAGGAAGACTTTAAAAGACTAAAAAAACAAAACATTGTTTGCATTATGTAAACTTTATCTATATTGTTCTGGCATCACTTACTAAAACAAAGGTTAAACATTATGACTAAACAGCAATCATTCAATCGACTTGAAATGGACGGATTAAATAGAGGCTCTACAATGTTGGAGATTGAAGGCCACAAAGTCCGGCAGCGTACAACGGAGAACACCGGCAACAGCGGCAAGATGTTTACAACACGTTGGGAGATAGACGGCAAGAGAATATCTAAGGCCAATTTATCAGAATTGTTCAAAATAGAATTATCCTAAGTAGCTTTATCAGTACCATTTCACGGAGTGGTACTTATTAAACTTATTTAACTACAAAAAAAGGCAACTACTATGAAACTTACAGGCACCGGCAATCTAGATTGGGATAAACTCAATACCACCGCTCAAAAATGGGCTTTGGATAATTGGGAATATCTAACCACCGTTAACACTCCGTTGATTAATGTTGATAGTTCAACAAAAATTGAAAAAGGCCAAAAGCTTAAAATTGCTACTGGTATCCTATACCTTAAGCCCGCCGATCTAGTTGCCGTTAAAACATTATGCCCTACTGCAAAATTAATGGGCTGCAAGAAAGACTGCTTGGAATCATCCGGTCAATTGGGCATGACTACCGCTGATAATGCGAAAGTTAAACGCACCATTTTAATGCTGTTAAATGCTGAGGAATTTAAAATCGAATTGAAACGCGAGATTATAAAGCACCATAAAAAGCACGGCGATTCTCTAGCAATCCGTTTAAATGGTACTAGCGACTTGGATTTTACAGATATTATTGCCAGTATGCCTAACGTGCAATTTTACGATTATACAAAGGTCTATAGTCGCGTCTTAAAAAATAAGCTCCCAAATTATGATCTTACTTTCTCCGGTAGTGCTAACAATACCAAAAGCTTACATATGACAGCACGCGCAATTAGTGCCGGATATCGCACTGTATTGGCCGTCAATACCGCTGAAACAAAGGGCGAATATAAACTCCCTTCAAAGTTGGGTTTAATACCGCTGATCAATATGGATGATACAGACGTTAGGTTTAAAGATGATTCTAACGCGGTTGGAGTGTTGAAGCGCAAGGGATCAAACAAACTGGAACGCGTTACAGATGAAAGTAGGGATGGATTCTTTTTTAATCAGTCCAACATTAATAAACTTGCTGCTATGGTTTAGCCGGTAGTTTAAAGCCCATTGCTGATAGTGGGCTTTTTAATACTTACTAACCAAAATAAAACAAAGGGTAATAATTATGGCTACTAAAAAAACTATAGAAAAATTAAGTGAATGTTTTCCCGCTTCCAAGGCAGAACATTTAGATATTAAAAAAACTATTCCAGAACGCGAGGCATTAACATTGCTACATTCTGGCTTTGTCGACTGTAGTTATTCTAATGATGAATGTGCCACCTATTACTTGAATAGAGAATGGGGTAGTGATGGGGCGCCAACCATTGCTGTAATACTGGCGGCCAAGTCAGTCCTTTATATTGTCTGCAACTCTTTCGATATAGAAATAGCAAATTTTAAAAACGCATCAAAAGCAATTGATTTTTATAAAACAGAATTTATGGGGTCTAAATAATGAATAGCGCCTTACGCAACCAGATACTAGCGGAACGCCGCCGTGATCGTCGTAACGATATACTAGCAAGCGTGATCGGTTGGATTGTAACTATAGCGGGTGCCTTTGTGGGGGCCGCTTTATTCTACACGGTAACATTCACTTTTTTATCAATAGGACTATAAATCATGGATCATTACACTGATTGCGATCATTGCGGCAAAGCGATACACGATGGGCCGTATTATTCTAATATTAATTTTATAGGCGATCACGTTATTTGCGATTGCTGTAAAAACCAAATTGAAAGCGAACACAAAAGGGGCTTAGACAATGGAAAATAAACCAATGATTTTATTCGTGGGTGACTATATCCAATTGCACGATAATTTTTATGGTAATAATTCTGATTGGGTTCAGATTATAGGCGTGGAGCCTTACGATATTTGTCTGCTATCTAATGGGGCGCGTGTTTGCGCGTCTGCTGAGTATATAAAATCTGTACTATCTGAGAGTCAATACAAAGGGGCGAATAATGAAAAATAAACACTTAAACGATCACGACCGCATAGCCATATGCTTAGACCTTGCAAGCACTATGCTTGAAGCGGATTACTTTGAAGTTGAATTGCTCACAGATGCTGATGGGACGCAATACTATGCTGAGGATACTCAGGATAGGTTCAACGGTTATTTCGATATGGTCGAGGGGATACTACACGATCACGGCCTGATAGATTGGGAGGCGTAGACAATGCAAAAGGTTAAAAACGTATTGGCCTCAATTGTTGGGGTAATGTTGGCGGTCGCTGTTAGCTATGCGATCTTGGCCGGTTTAATGTGGATAGTCTGGCGGATCTGATACCCTGCCAGTGCAAAATTTGGGGGCTTTCGAGTCCCTTTTTTTACGTCCAAAAAAAACCCCGCTGGGCAGGAGTAACCGAGCGGGGTAAAACAAACAACTACTAAGGGAAAACATACAGTTACATATCTAAACATAGGCAGCAACTTACCCTGCCATGGGTTTATTATACAACCATGTCGGGGTTCCGCGCCAATAGTTCTGACTCAGTTGGTGGTATAGCTAACTGCTCTTTGTAATCTTGAATCTCTAGCCACAATTCGTCTATCTCCTTTCTGGCTTTACCACTGGCACCATTCAGGGCAGCTTCCATAAGGTTGAACAGCTTTATTTTGTGGTCATACAATCCGTACTCTTCGATCTCTTCATAAACTATCTGGATAAATGGGGTATTCATATCTCGCCTAGCCTCTTCAGTTGAATTTTGATCTGCTCTCGCAGGTACTTTTTAAACTCTAACACTTCATCCATCTTAAACTTGGGCGGCTTTCTGAATGCCAATCTGTTCATGGCCTTTACTCGCCTGACTCCGTACATATCTTCCATGTACATCCGGTATCGCTCTCGAATCTTGGTAGTATTCATACCCTTCCAGTTGCATCCGGCACACTGTGGGTGGATATTTTCTTCCCATAGCTTGAATCTAAGCACTTCTTTTCTGCCATAGAAATGACCTCCTTGGGCCTCCTTGTAGTGCTTAATAACACCACAGGTTACACACTCACAGAAGCCCAAGCTGTTGCTCGCCTTTAGACGAACGAGCTTTTGGAGTAGCACTGCTGCCTTCTCCACTTCCTGCTGTATGGTGGCCTTCTTCCTTGGCTTTCTGTTTGGATTCTTTAGCTTGCTCATTTTCCCTGACCTTAACGTACTCTGAGTTTCTAGGTACGCTGAGTCTAACACGCAATTTATCATCTGCATATACAAGCACGCTGTGCATGAATGTAGCCATCTTAGCCTTGCCCTTGGGGGTAGCATAGACCTGCCCCTCTATCGACTCCCTGCCCACCTTTACAGCGTATGTGCCAAGGAATTTATGCTTGAGCCACAGCTTCCATGCTTCAGCGTCTGCTTCAGGTGCTTTCTTCTTCATCTGGTCGGCAATCTCTCTGCACCATATGTTAAACAAGGCATCCTGACTTAGGCTAGTGGGGTCATTGAAGGGTGCTAGTTTCACAGTCAAGGGGGACTGATAATTCCACCCCCTAATCCTGGCCTCTAAGTGCTTCATCTTGGCATCAACTTCAGTGGTGGAGCTGATCTTGACGTAATCACCTTGGGTCATAGCTTCATCCTCAAATATTTCTGTGAGATTTTATCTGCCTTGCTCTCGCATCTGACAATGGTAGTGATACCCCACTCTTCCTTGGGTTTTCGCTCACCGTTTGCCCACATATGGCAGTCACTTACTTCATTTGCTCCCCTGATACGGCCTCTCATGCTACTGGCAACAATGCCTACCGCTGCTCCCAGTTCATGCAGGGTGTATGACTCGCCTTTCACCAGACCCAGATCAGTGCGATCACCGATCCACTTGATAAACTTTGTGTTGGGATGGTCACGGCCTGCGCCCATTGGGGTTTCTTTCATCTCGTATTTTCTTGCTCTCATGGTTCTCTCCTGTTATTTAATCTGTATTAGTCTTCTTTAGTCTGCCCAGCTTGTATCAGTTAGCTGGTGTTCAATGGTTCTGTTTCTAAGCTGCTCGTTCTGCTTGGCTTGCTTGGCCTTAATCATTTCATGGCGCTCCCTATTCTTCTCAGCTTCCTTCCGCTTCCAAGTCCTTACTGCAGCCTTCCAGTCCTTCATCTTATTCTTGCCAATCATCCAGTTCTTACTATCATAGAAATCAAGGAACCCCTGTGGGTCTATGTTAGCCTGACTTGCATTACAGTAATCAATGACTTCAGTAAGAGTTGGTTTAACGAACGACTTCTTTACAATTTTTTCTGGGGTGATAACCCCCTTATTCATTGTATTATTATCTGTATTATTAATTGTATTATTATCCTTAAACTTTTCTATGGGAGGGTCATCAACTTTTGTAGGGGAGGGTTGAAACTTTTCTAGGGTACCCTCCTCTACTTTTAGAGGGGAGGTATTAAACTTTTCTAGGGTAGGGGTATCAGCCATCTGGATGTAGCGGTGCTTGACCTGCTTAGTGCCAGGAACATACTCCAACTGCATATTGATATAGCCACACTCACTTAGATTCTTAATCCACTTGCTGATGGACTGAACAGACACTTCATACAACTCAGCGAAGTATCTATTGGATGCCCAGCAGTATCCCTTCTCATTACATAGAGCAGTGATCTCACCATAGAGCAACTTGGCATTAGCGTTTAGCCTTTTATCATACCTAACACTTGCAGGTATCATTGCGTAGTAGCCCTTCTTCTCCATACTATTCTCCCGCTTTAATAAACTCACTGAGTGGAATGCCAAAGCTGTCTGACCACATCTTCATAGTAGTTAATGATGCGCCTCGATGACCGTTCATTACTAGGCTAATGGTTGCCAGGTTCACACCAGACTGGCGGTTCAACTCTGCTTTAGTCCAGCCCTGCTGTTCCATATAGAAAGATAACGCTTTAATAATGTTCATGCTTTGTTCCTTTGTTAAGTGAGGTGACATAATAGCAATCGGTAAATTCATTTGCAATAGGTGTTGACATAATAATTTGCCTGATGTAAATTACAACCTCACACAACGAGGAAGAAACTATGTACTATCGAGATGAAGACCCCGCAAGAACCAGTAGCCCAGACGAATGCTTCAATAGCTTTATGAGTGATCTGACTGGCCGTAGTGCTGATGACATTGACTTCTATGAGAAGCGTCCTATTGATCCAGAGCCAAGCCAGTATGAGAAGGAACAAGAAGCCCTCCGTAAAGCAGAGCACGACAAGCAGGTTAATTACTTTATGAAGGCGCAGATAGATCGCTATGCCCGCAGCAGTGAGCAACGTGATATGATGTACAAGCAACATGGGATTAAAGGAGAGTAACATGGGACAACGTGAAAGAATTATTGAGCACTTCAAAGGTGGCAACACCATCACATCGCTGGAGGCATTCTCATCACTGGGAGTGACCCAGTTAGCCAGCAGAATTTTTGACCTAAAGCAGCAGGGATACCAGATAGACTCGACTCGAATCAAAGTGAGCAATCGCTTCGGTGAAGAATGTAGTGTGTCAGAATACTACTTGGTAGGAGAATAACATGGAAGATGGAAAGTTTTTAGATGATCTGGATCGCGGTGATCTGGATTGTCAGTTAGGAAACCCAGCCTTGGATAATGAGTCTCAGGCTTACTACATTGGATATGGCGCTCGCTATGTCCTTGAACAAATGCAATCAGCAGGAGAATTTAACTAATGACTAATAAAAAATCCGTATGGGCAACACTGTCCGCAATCGACTGTTCAGCTAAAGTAGAACAGAAAGGAAAGCTAACCTACCTATCATGGGCATGGGCATGGCAAACCCTGATGGAGCATTACCCTGACTCTACCTATGAGTATGATATTGGCAACTGCTTGCAGAATGACACAGTAGAAGTCAACGTATCTGTAACAGTACAGGGTGTAACTCACTCTATGTGGCTCCCAGTGATGGACAACCGCAATAAGTCTATCG